AGCTAATGACATGAGCACATTAGTTGGCGCAGCTGAAAGCGCCACACAAAAACAAACGTACGGTGATGACCGTATGTGGAAACCCACAGTAGACAAAGCAGGTAATGGTTATGCCGTTATTCGGTTTTTGCCAACGGTTGAAGGTGATGACTTACCTTGGGCTAAATTTTGGGACCATTTCTTTCAAGGGCCAACTGGTCAATGGTATGTTGAAAAATCTTTGAAAAGATTATGAATAGCATGCAGCCACAGTATGAGGATGAAACTGCTGTTAATCCATTTGACCTATGGAAAGGTGCTAACTTTAAAATGAAGATTGCTCAAGTTGCGGGATTCCGTAACTATGACCGTTCTGAATTTGGTAAGCCTGAACCACTTAATGCAGATGATTCTATCTTAGAAGATATCTACAATAAGCAGTATTCTCTTAAGGAGTTTACAGATGCGTCAACATTTAAATCTTATAGTGAGCTTAATCTTAAGTTGACTAGAGTTTTGGGTGAGGAAATTACCGCAGCAAATCGTTCTGAAATTGATTATGTTGATGAGGATATAAAAAACGAATCACCATTCAATGACGGTCCGGTTGTTTCAGACCCAGTTGCAGTAGCAGCTGACCCAGTTCAAAAGGCTGAGGCTGAAGATGATACAATGAGTTATTTTGCTAAATTAGCAGCTGAAGCTTAAAACTTATCTTATGAACCCGTCGAAAGGCGGGTTTTTTTATGGTTGCCAACTATATATATTTCCACTTTCACTTTGGTAAACTTGTGAATTGTTACCACTACCAAGTATCTCAGATGTGGCAGTATCTATATATGTGGAAGTATTAATAATTGTCGTTGTAGTAGATTTATCACTTTTATCATCATAAATAATAGTTGGTTTACTATAATCAGCTGCGCCCAAATCTGTTATTGCTTGATTACGAGCTCTATAAGCACCTATAGCTAAATATGTTTCACGAGCAGAATCTAACAAACTTTCAATAACTCCACCCTCTTCCAGTTTACCACCAACTTTAATTACATCACCATTGGCATCAACAGCTGGTCCATTAGCAGCTGCTATTATAGCATTCATAGTATCAGAACCAATACCAGTAAAAACATCTCCTCTAGCTGCATACTCATTAATACGTGCCTCAACTTCCTCCTCAAGTATTGATTTTGATAAAGATTTACTAATAATTGCTTCCCCTATATGTGGATTCCCTATAAGCAATGCCTTTTTAGCTATTGTTTCAGGACTATCACCAAATAATATATCACCAAGTTTATCACCAAATATATTTCTTACTTTACCTTCAAACCATGTAGCAAATTTACCAGGTGCTGCTTCCAGTTTTGCTACTACAGTTAACCATGCACTTGAGAGGGTTTCTCCAGATTCTTTAGTTGGATTCCATTCTATTAAACCACCAAACATTTTTGATTTAAATCCTCCAGTTGCAGATGTACCTTCACCAGGTGTATAAATCCATGCTCCTATTTTGTCAGTTAAATTACCAAAGTTAGTTTTTATTTCATCCCATGAATCACTAATATTTTTTCCAGCCTCATCCATCCAGGCTTTTATTTTATCAGCACCAATAGCACCAAGTATTGCAAAACTTACTGCGCCTAATAGACCACCAACAAGTGCACCTACAGGACCACCTAGCGATCCACCAGTAGCACCCCAAATAAATCCTGCTCCAATTCCAATTCCAGCACCTTTAAAGGCACCTATTATTGAGCTAGTTAATCCACCTTCTCCACTACCACCAAAGAAACCAGCAACAGCACCACTAAATCCACCTTTATCATATCCATCAATTACATCATACAATGCTTTTCCAACAGCAGTAACCACCCATATTGCAGCTGTCTTTGGATATCCCAGTAATTTTTGAATCCAAGTCTTTTTCTCTTTTTCTGGTGGCTTATCTAATTCGCTTTCATCAGCGTTCCAACCTTTTTGAATTCGATGCTTAATAGAATTAGGATGTTGACCTGGACCTGGACCCTCTCTTCGATTTTCTTCATCTAATAATGGTGTACCTCGCATTAGGGATATGATTGTTTGTAAATGCGTATCTAACATTTTCCATAAAGGCCATTTAGCTTGTTGCTGTAATATCCAATTGGTTGCTGCCTGATGGCTAACCATTTCCGTAAACAAGGTTTGTTGTAATACCTTTTTAGCTAATTTTTCAGATGGCAAGTATTGATTATCAAATATAGTACCAGCTCTTCCCGCAGTAAACCTACGTCTAAAGTCCTCAGTAGCATCAATCCAGTTTTCACCATCCTGTTGAGCTGCACTACCACCAGCACCAAGCATTGCAAAGTTAGCATCTTGACGTTCATTCGCCTCTCTTTCTTGGAGCTTGTCTTTGATACTAACTTGATTCAGCTTTCTCAGCTGACTTGAAATATCTTGTAGTAATGCTTGTTCATTTTTAGCCATGTTGTTTCTTTATCCTTTCGTTTTCTTTTTCGACATGTTCCTGCACTAGAGAAATATATATTTCCCTTTCCCACGGTAGCATATCATCTAATTCTGTTAAACTAAAATTGTGTTGGTGCATTAATGTAAAGTTAGTTTTAAAATAACTTATTACATCAGTATGAGAAAGGGTTAGATAAAAAAATCAACTAATCCGTTTAACTCCCTTTCATTCTTCTCACCACAATGTTTACACTTAAATTCCATTTTATAATTTAAAATTGGTGCTTTACCTAACACACTAACAATTTCTACAAATTGATCGGAATTTAAACTCTCAACAAAATTAACTATTTCTTTCATTTTAATATCTTTAGCAATAAATATTTCTTCACCACTATAAATTGTTTCAATAGATTTTGCAATAGTATTAATCATAGTCTCAGTTTCAGTTCCTCTTTCTGATTCCTTTAATCTATCATCTATTGTTTGCCATCTTAAATCAAGAGATATATCATCTGTTAATTCAATATGTTTATCTACTGCATCTTCAAGGTTCTTAATCTTTATAGCATCTAAATCAATCTTATGTTCATTACGTTCTTCGCAATGTTCACAAGGTGGATTTAATTTAACGCCTTCACCTACAGACTTACTTCGTAGAGTTATAAAAAGCATTTCAATATCAAAAGTAGTTAACTTCTTCATATCAATTGGTGACTCTACACACGCCTTAATAATATCTGTTACTGCTTTTTCAACTGCAATTTCACTTCTCGACTCTATTGCTATTAATAAAATCTTTTCTTCTCTGACCACGTATGGCCTGTATGTAATACTTTCGCCTGTTGATGGCACAATCATATCATACTTTGGTGTTACTAGTTTAGGTAACATATCAATCTCTCTCCATATTTAAAATTATAATAATCTATTAAACGTACTTAACGTATCCTTTCCTATTCCTAACATGTGTCCTATCACATCTTCGAATCCATCTATTAATCCAACACTTCTAAAGTTATCGTATTCCCATGTTACAGACACTTCTATTATTCCTTCACCACCACTACTTAATTCAACTTGACCAAGCTGTATAGGATATGCATTCTCTAATTTAATTGTATATCCAGGAACTATATCATTAGATGTAGATAATTGTTGTATAGTTACATCACTAGTATAATCCCTTTTATAAAATGCTTTATAATGTTCATGGGATGTATCTATAATCATCTCTTGCCACATATCAAAATACTTTCTAATATAATAATCATTTGTTAATAAGAATGTCATAGTGACTTCATCTGTTATAGCTGAATATGGTTTTTTAGATAAATGATGATTATGTCCAGCTTCAGTTGTAGATATTCTTTTACCAGGAATTGTACAATTTTGACATAGTAAAAACATATCACGTGGGTCTTGTATAAAGTCTCCTATATTAACACCTTGGCCTGATATTAAATTACTTAATAGAGTAGCTGGATTAAAATTCAATAAGCTATTCATACCCTTTGATGGATGTGAAACGTATACACCGAATCTATTTCCTCGTGCTATACCACCACGACGATTAATCGTTGACTTTAATGTATCTATACTAACTGGTAATGACATTATCTATATTGTCTCCTTGAACGTCCCCAAACATATTGGGAAGATTTCTTTCTAAATGATGCTGTTTCTAAAAATATTGCTATGTTCCATTCAGCTGCAGATACTTTTGATATATTTGAAGTTACATGCTTTGTTAAATAGTGTTTAAAACATGGCTTAAAATATTTATACTTTGCTGTAGCTTTTAGTAAGTTATAAGTAACTTTGAATTTAGTTGTTTTATTAAAGAATTTATTAGATGCAGTATCACTTAAATGGTCTAAAAATATAGCACGAATTTTAGGTGGTAAGTAATGCAGATTAATACCATAGAATCCACCATCAGCAGGACCAACCACAATAGTCAAAGGAAAGGTATCATAGTAAGGCAAAGACTGTTTAAGCTTTGGGTTATATGTATACATTATCATATCACCTATTATTGGCTTACCAACTGTTTGCAATCTCTCATCTTTAAGTACGGCCTTACCTAATGGTCCAAGCTCTTTAGCTTTCTTTTGAAACCATATTGCCGCTTCTTTTGAACGAGCTTGTAGTCCTTTACGGAATGCTTCTGCTTCTAATGTATCAAATAAACTGGCCATTAAATTTCCTCTTTAATCATAACTATATTTATACTCTTTTCTTAAGTGTTTTCCATATTCTTCGGCCGGTCTTTGTTTTGGATGCTTTGAACCCCATTGTCATTGTACGTATACCCATAGCTTCTAATTCTTTTTCTGTCCATATTTGAAACTCATAACCTCTGTCATCTGCATATTTTTTAGCATACTTCCACTTAGATGTATTCTTCATATAGGTCAATGCCTCATTTAATCGTTTTCTTTTGGGAGGTACGGTTTGAGCACTTGGTTTTATCTCAACTAAAATGGTTTTACCTGTCTTTGTTTTAATAGTAAGGTCAACAAAATACCTATGAGCCTTCCTATCAGTTGAGCATATATAAGGTATAACAGTTTCTTCAGACTGCCACCACCTAACCCATGATGCTTTATCTAAATATCTAAATGCATTCCTTTCCCATAATGACCTATAATGTATCATATCAACATTACCATTATATTTTTCAGGGTGTTTTGGTCTCCATGAACCAGAATATGTCTTTTTCATACGAGTATTTATAAAGAAACGTATAAATAAGTAATATACAAACCAAGGAACAATTATGTCACACGTAGCAGGACACGAAGCACAATCAGTATTCGCACGATTTAATATACGTGGCGATTTTGAACATTGGAAATATCCAGACACAGTAGGGAATGATACTATTATGGATGATATAAATTTTAATAGTAATGAGTCTAGTGAATACGCCATAACACGAATGAATCATACATCGACTATGACTAATGAACCGTTTATGATGTTTGAATTTATGAAGATAGATGAAAAAGCCTCTGCAGCTGCAACACCAGGTATGCCAAAAGACTCTATGTACTCGGAACCTGTAAAAAATCTTACTGCTACTAGTGAAAATCTTGGTATGTTAAATGATGAGTCAAACTTTTACTTCCAACAAAATAAAGATAAAATATCAAAAGACACATCGGGTCGTTCAGGACCTGTCTTTGTTAGTCAAATTGATAGTATAGTAGATTCAATCACTGGCTTTTTTAAAGACCTTGTTAATGTAGCAAAAAGAAATTATGTAGGTTCAGTTGCAATGTATATGCCTACAGATATTCAAATAAATGACCAAATGGTTTATAATGAAGATACAAGAAGAATTGGAGGAATAGCTGAAAGTATATTAACAGGTGAGGGTGGATTTAAAGATGTAGCAAATTGGACTGTACTAACAAGCCCAGAAATTTTAGCTGGTGGTTCTGTATTAGCAACCTGGTTAAAAGTACCACATGCTGGTATGATATCAACTTTAGCTGGTTATGGTGTAGGTACTGTTCTTCAAACTGAACTTCAAAGAAGTACTGGTAAAATT